GGAAGCCCTGGATCACGGGTTCGTGGACTCGGTGGTCAAGCCCGGCAAAGCAAAGAACACCTGGGACTTGTCCGTCTTCGACAAGGCACCCAAGCCTCCTGAAGAGGACGGCACCACAGACACCAACCGCAATCGTCTGCGCTTGGCAACCCTTCTCTAACGCCCTCGCGCTAGGAACCGTTGGCGGTCGGTCACCGCTGCATCAAAGCCCGCTGAGAAGCGGGCTTTTTCTTTTGGAGCATCCGAATGACAAACATTCAAGCCCTGCGCGAGAAGATTTCCAATCTGTCGCGCGAAGCCAACCACCTGCTGGCCGAAAAAGGCAGCCAAACCTGGACTGCTGAAGAGCAGGGCAAGTTTGACAACATCGCCAACGAGATCGAGCGCGCACAGGCCCAGGTGAAGGCCGAGGAGCGCCTGCGCGCCCTGGAAGCCGACAAGTTCTTTGAGAACGCCACGAACTCGGTGAAGACACCCGAGGACGGCATCAGCGTCCGCGATGCTGTGGCTCTGTACTTCCGCAACGGCGCCAATGTCACGACCGAGCAGGCAATGGCGATCCGCAACGCCATGTCCACGACTACGACCACAGAAGGCGGCTACACCGTTCCGTCTGAGATCGCAGCGACCGTGGTTGACGCGATGAAGGCTTACGGCGGCATGCGCGCAGTGTCTCGCATCATCACGACTGCAGGCGGCAACGCACTCAACTTCCCCACTTCGGACGGCACCTCTGAAGTCGGTGAGATCGTGGCTGAAAACGCTGCAGCTACCGGCCTGGACATCACGTTTGGCACCGTGGCGGTCAACCCGTACAAGTACTCTTCGAAGAAGATTGCTCTGCCCTGGGAACTGATCCAGGACAGCGCCATCGACATCGTGGCCTTCGTGACCGAGCGTCTGGCAACCCGTCTGGCCCGTATCACGAACCAGCACTACACGACTGGCGACGGCTCCAGCAAGCCCTACGGTCTGACCGCCCGCGCAGCCACCGGCAAGACCGGCACCACCGGACAGACCCTGACCGTCATCTATGACGATCTGGTGGACCTGATCCACTCGGTGAACGTGGCATACCGTGGCAACGGTGCCCGCTTCATGCTGAATGACGCCTCGGTGGCCGTGATCCGCAAGATCAAGGACAGCACTGGCCGTCCCATCTGGAATCCGGGTGATGCCGAGGGTATCGCTGACGGCGTGCCCGCCACGATCTGCGGCTATGCCTACACCGTGAACAACGACATGCCGGTCATGGCTGCCAACGCCAAGTCCATCGCCTTTGGCGACTTCAGCAAGTTCGTGATCCGCGATGTGAACGGCATTGACGTTCGCCGCTTTGACGACTCGGCCTTCGCGCTGAATGGTCAGGTGGGCTTCAACGGCTGGATGCGTACCGGCTCCAACCTGCTGGACACCGCAGCGATCAAGCTGTACGTCAACTCGGCCACCTAAGCAGTCGGCTGATCAAGCCTCTTCCCTCGGGAGGGGGCTTTTTTCAGTCATCTGGAGAACAACATGGCAACGAAAAAGCAAGCGTCTGAAGTTGAAGCAGTGGTGCTGGTGGACTGCGTGTTCGGCAAGGTGGGTGATGTCGTGCTGCTGTCGCAGGCCGACGTACAGACCGGCGTGTCGCTGGGCATGCTCGACACCGCGCCCGCAGCCATTGCGCACGCGAAAGGCGAGTAATGGCCCTCAAGCTCATCACCGCAGCCACCGCCACTCCGGTGACCTTGGCCGAGGCCAAGCTGCATTGCCGCGTGGATGGGACCGATGAGGACGCGCTGATCACCTCGCTGATCACTGCGGCCACTGAGACCGCCGAGCAGCAACTGGCTGGCCGCGTCCTGATGCAGCAGACCTGGGAATTGACGCTCGATGCGTTCCCTGGCGTTTTCGAACTCACGCGCGTGCCGGTGCAGTCGATCACCTCGCTGAAGTATTACGACACCGCAGGCGTGCAGCAGACGATGGCTGGCGCCGACTACACCCTCGACACCACCGACGACATTGGATGGGCGCTGGTGACCCCTGCCTATGGCACCGATTGGCCTGAGACCCAGGATCGGCCGAATGCCGTGTCCCTGCGCTTTGTGGCGGGCTACGCCAACGCGGCAGCCGTTCCAGAGCCGATCAAGCAGTGGATCAAGCTGATGGTCAGCACGATGTACGAGAACCGCGAGACCGAGGCGTATTCCAGCCGCGCGGTCTCCACCACGGTGCGTATGACGTTCGTGGACCGGCTGCTGGACCGCTACGGGATGGCTGCGCTATGAGAGCGGGCCTGCTGAGTACCCGCGTGACTGTGCAGCAGCGCAGCGCGGGTCAGGACAGCATCGGCCAGCCAGTTGAAACGTGGACCACTTACGCCACCGTCTGGGCCGATGTGCGGCAGACCAGCGGCGTGGAGGCGATCAAGGGGGAGGGCGTCATGGCCTCCACCCGCGCCAGCATCCGCGTGCGCCACAACGCGGGCATCACCACCGGCATGCGCGTGGTGTGCGGCAGTACCACCTATGACATCAAGGCGGTGCTGCAGGACTTGGCAAAGCGCGAGTTCACGGACCTTGCCTGCGAGGTGCTGGTGTGACGGTCAAGTTTTCGGTCAGCCTGCCGTTGACCCAGGCGATCTTTGACGCCGTCGGTGAGCGCGTGCTGAGTGCCGTGCGCCCCGCAGCACAGGCGATGGCCCAGGTGTACTACGAGGCCCTGCTGCGCAGCTATGACGCAGCGGGCATAGACACCAAGACGGGCAACCTCAAGGGGGCCATCTATCAGGCGTATCGCAAGGAAGTGTCCACCGAGTCGATGTCAGCCTATGCCGTGTCCTGGGCGGGCAACGCAAAGAAGTCGGGCAAGGCCAGCCAGCACGCGCACCTGATCGAGTACGGCCACTGGATGCGCTACGCCATCGTCAAGAACAAGCGCGGCGAGTGGGTCACCGCAGTGCGCCCCGAGATGCGCGGCAGGCCAAAGCCCAAGCGCACCGATCCACTGTCCGTCAAGGACGCCTACTTTGTGCTGCGTCCAGGTGGGCCTAAGTTCGTGGCGCCTCGCCCGTTCATGCGCCCGGTGCGCTACAGCGAAGCCATCAAGGCGCAGGCCGTTGAAGCGGCCCGCGTCAAGTTCAACGAGGTCATCCGATGACGGTAGAGGCAGACATCTTCGCCACGCTGCGCACGCTGGTGTCGGATCGGGTGTACCCGGACTTCGCCCCGGTCGGAGCGGCGCGGCCATACATCACCTACCACCAGATCGGAGGGCAGGCCACGCAATTCATGGAACGCGCGCTTCCCAGCCTCAAGAACGGCCACTTCCAGATCAGCACCTGGGGCGACACCCGCGCCCAGGTGGCATCCATCAGCGGCCAAGTGGAGACCGCAATGGTCCAGGCCACGGCCTTCCAGTGCGATGTGCTGGCCGCACCCATTGCCCGCTACGACGAAGAGGTGCCGATCTACGGCGCCCATCAAGACTTCAGCATCTGGTCAGCCCGCTGACCTGACTGCTCCCCCAAAAGCCCCATCGAGAAATCGGTGGGGCTTTTTTGTTGCCCGCCCTGCGGGCTTTTTTCATCAAGGAGCCTCACATGGCAGTCGCACTCCCCAACGGCATCGTGCTGGCAATCGCCAGCGCCTATGCGTCCCCCGTAACCGTCACCGCAGCGTCCAACGCTTCCGAATGCGTGTTGACCGCAACGAACAGCTACTCTGCTGGTGATTACGTCACCTTCAGCAGCGGCTGGTCGCGCGCCAACAACCGCGTGTTCCGCGTGAAGTCGCCCTCGGGCACCAACTTGGTTCTGGAAGGCTTTGACACCTCCAGCACCACGCTGTTCCCCGCTGGCAGCGGCACCGGCACGGTCACCAAGATCACCACTTGGACCCAGATCACCCAGATTCTGTCCTGCACCTCCAGCGGCGGCGATCCCCAGTACCAGACCTATTCCTTCTTGGAGCAGGACTTCGACAGCCAGATTCCGACCACCACCTCGGCTCAGTCGCTGGCCCTGGAAATCGGTGATGACCCCACGCTAGCCGGTTACGCCGCCATCAAGGCTGCTGCGCTGACTCGCGCCACAACCGCGCTGCGCGCCACGCTGCCGCAGGGCGGCTTCATTCTCTACAACGGCATCTTCGCCTTTGATGAGACCCCGAGCA